AAATCCTTTTAAGTTCAACATTATTGAACAAAAGACTGTTCTCAATATGGATGAAGAGGATGAGATGGTTGATGCTGAGAGCACACTAGGAATTCTACGTAAGGTGATTAATTCTTCAGATGTAACAGTAGATAAGGTAGAGCTTGACGATTATCTTACAGGGCTGTACACTGAAGCTTTGTATGTAGGTTAATCTATGATTCTTTTTAAGAAATTGCGATATCAAAACTTTCTGTCATCAGGGAACCAATTCACTGAGATTGACCTGATCCGTAATGACCTAACACTTATCTCTGGCAAGAATGGTAGCGGAAAGTCTACTATTCTTGATGCACTTTGCTACGTGCTGTTCAATAAGCCATTCCGCAACATCACTCTTAAGCAGCTAATGAACACTATCACCAACAAAGGTTTGATGGTGGAACTTGACATGTCTATCAATGGTACAGAGTATCAAATTCGTCGTGGTATGAAGCCAACCGTGTTTGATATCACATGCAACGGTAAGATGCTTGATAAGGAAGGTGCTAGAGAAGACCAAGAGAACTTTGAAAAGAACCATATCAAGATGAACCACAAGACCTTCACTCAGGTGGTGGTGCTTGGCTCTGCTAACTACATTCCTTTCATGCGCCTGACAACTCCTGACCGCCGCAAGATCGTAGAAGACTATCTTGATATTCAAATCTTTTCTGTTATGAACGGTATTCTGAAGTCACGTATTTCAGAGAACAAGTCTCATATAAGAGAGACAGAGTACGAGATTGAATTATGTGAGCAAAAGATTGCCCTTCATAAAAAGCATATTGATTCGCTCAAGGCAAACAATGAAGAACTAATCGCTCAGAAGGAAATCAAGGTACAGGAGCTTGAAGCAGACTGTTGCCTGTTAAATGTTGGTATCAATGGATATCAGTCTCAGGTTAATGAGCTTCTAGAAGAGATTGCTGACGAAGATAAAGTATCAAAGCGCAAGAACAAAATCATTGAGATGGGTTCTGCCTTAAACGAACGCATTCGTGGGTTGAAGAAGGAAATTGATTTCTTTAATAACCATGATGAATGTCCTACCTGTAAGCAAGATATTGATCCTGATTATAAGGGCAGTGTGGTAGAAAAGCGTAGCGGTAAGCTTCAAGAAGTTTCTGGTGGGGTTGATGATCTTAAGCAAAAGCTTAAGGATGTGAATGATCGTATCAATCAGATTGAAACAACTAACACACAGATAACCATGTTAAATCGTTCTATTCAAGATAGCAACACCAAGATCACTCTATACAATCGCAGTATCGCTGAGTTGAACAAAGAAATTATTGCTCTACGTAATGTTGCTAACACCATTGAAGATAACAGCGACTATGATAACGCTAAGGTTGAACTGGTAGAGCATAAAGACAACTTGTCTATCATGAAAAAGCACAAGGAAATCCTTGATGTATCTGCCGTGTTCCTTAAGGATAGCGGTATCAAGACCAAGATTGTTCAACAGTACATTCCTATCATCAACAAGACAATCAACAAATATCTTGCTGACATGGACTTTCTTTGTGAGTTTAATCTTGACGAAGAGTTCAATGAAGTGTTAAAGTCTCGTTTTAGAGATACATTCTCATATGAGTCGTTCTCTGAAGGTGAGAAGTTTCGTATCGATTTGGCGCTGATGTTTACATGGCGTGAAGTTGCAAGACTACGCAATTCAGTGGCAACAAACCTGTTGATCCTAGATGAAGTTTGTGATGGTCCTGCTGATGATGAAGCAGAAGATGCGTTGTTTGAAATCCTCAGTAAGCAGGAAGATTCTAACGTGTTTGTTATCTCACACAATAGTCGTGTCAAAGATCGTTTCGATCATGAGATTAAGTTCAAAAAAGTTAAAAACTTTAGTAGGATAGTATGGTAATGAGAAAGTTTTATTACACAGTAGATGATGCTAATTTTGATGATTATTTCGAATGGAACCATCAATATGATTATGAAGATTACTCTAATGTCGTAGAAGATTGCGCCAGAGAGTATGATGATAACAGTAATTGGGAAAACGCTACAGAGCTAGAGTTCTATCTGTGGAAGCGTGATGAACTAGAAGATGAGCCTGAGTTGCTTGGTAAGTTCACTGTATGTCGTGAGTTTCAGCCATATTTTATTGCACGTGAGAAAAAAATATGACGTATAAGAATGTATCAGTTAATATCGATGTGTGTCTTGAAGACTTTGATGATGAAGAATTGATCGAAGAACTTGAAGAAAGAGATTATAAAGTATCAAAAAAAGATGATAACACCAATTTTGATCGTATAAATACACTTGTATATGATGTTTGGCTGGCAAGAGTACGACAGGTACCTAACCTAGACGAACACCTCAATGAATTATTTAATGAAGTTTTGAACAGGAGTATATAATGATCCATGAACTAGTGGATAAACATCATCCAATTCTCAAGACAGAGTTGGATAAGTTTAATTTCCAAAACCCCCCAACAGACCCTATCCAACTTGCTCATGATCTAGCAGAAACTATGCTAGATAAGGGTGGTGTTGGTATTGCTGCTAACCAGATTGGCTTACCATATCGTGCGTTTGCGATGCTGGCAGAGCAAATCATTGTCTGTTTCAATCCCATCCTATTATCTGTATCTGATGACTTGATTGTCCTTGAAGAAGGTTGTCTTTCACAGCCAAATCTTTTTGTTAAGATTAAGCGCCCACAGCATATTCGTGTTCGATATACTGAGCCTAATGGCAATGTCATTACCGAAAAGTTTAGTGGAATGACTGCACGTATTTTTCAACATGAGCTTGACCATCTCAATGGTGTACTTTACACTAAAAGAGCTAACAAGATTCATCTTGATCAAGCTAGGAAGAATGCCAAGAAGGGCATTACTATTCCAAAGATTTCAAACGAAACTCGTATTATTATGAACCAAATGAGTAGTGGGCTATAAGATGAAAAAGATTGAATACAAGTACAATGAAGGACAGTCTCTCGTTGAGATTGCCGATTATATCAATGCTACATATGGTGAGCATTACTCACGAAACAAATTTCAGGCTACTGAATTCATTATTGATAGTGGTCATGGAACTGGCTTTTGTATTGGTAACATGCAGAAGTATACACAGCGTTATGGCAAGAAGGGCGATGCAGTTGAATGGCGCAAAGACCTTATGAAGGTTATCCATTACGCAATCATTCAACTCCACGTTCATGACCTTGAACATCCAACTACAGAGGATTAATTATGACAAAGAAGAGTAAAGACCTATCAGTTTTCGTAGCTCTAGACCGCTCAGGTTCTATGGGCGGTGAAAAGTGGACGAATGCTGTTGACTCTCTTAACGAGTATGTTAAGGGTCTACAGAAGGAAAAGATCAAAGGCGATATCACTATTGTTGCTTTCGATAGTGACGGCATGTATGGCGGCGCATCTAGTGTTCGTCTTCACTCCCTTGCTGAATCTGCTGATATTGTTGATTTTGATCGTATCGATCCTTCTGTACTACATCCTGCTGGCGGTACACCATTGTATGATGCTGCTGGACACGTTATTAACCTTGCACTAGAAAAGAATTCTAAGCGCACGGTTATTGTTATTCTGACTGATGGTGAAGAAAACACCTCAAAGGAATATACACAAGCAAAGATCAAGGAAAAGGTTGCTGAAGTAACCAAAAAGGGATGGGAAGTCATCTTCCTTGGTGCAAACTTTGATGCTGCTAGGTATAATGCTGGCTCCGGTCTAGCTGCTGGCAAGCTTCGTAACTTCGATCTAAACGATTTAAGTTCACGTACAGCAATGTATTCTGATTTAACTAGGTCAACTGTTGCATATGCAGCAACAGGTGATGCTATGGATTTATCTACTGTTATTAACAAGAAAGTATAATTATTATGGGAATTGAGATTAAAGTACCAATCGAAAAGCTACGTGAACGTAAGCTATTCTTCGCTGCACCAATGTATGGTGGACAATGTACTGGTATGTTTGCACGTTCAGTAGCAGACCTTTCGGCACTATGTACTCATTATGGAATTCAGATTCGTTTCTACTTCCTATTCAATGAGTCGCTAATCACTCGTGCTCGTAACTATTGCGCTGATGAGTTTATGCGTTCTGGTGATACTCACCTTATGTTTGTTGACTCCGATATCGGTTTCAATGCACAAGACGTTATTGCCCTACTAGCACTACAGAGCGAAGATGAAAATGAAGACAAGTATGATATCATCGCTGGTCCATATCCTAAGAAGTGTATCTCATGGGAAAAGATTAAGACTGCCGTTGATAAGGGTTTTGCTGATGAAGACCCACAGAACCTTGAAAAGTATGTAGGCGACTACGTTTTCAATCCAGCTAATGGTACTGGTTCAATCCCACTAGGTGAGCCTGTTGAAGTTCTTGAGGCTGGTACTGGTTTCATGATGATTCGCCGCCAGACTTTTGAAAAGTTTGCTGTCTCTTATCCAAAGCAGCTATACACTCCTGACCATGTTCGCACAGAACATTTCGATGGCACTAGACAGATCATGGCATTCTTTGATACACCTATCTGTCCAGACACGAATCGCTACCTGTCAGAAGATTATATGTTCTGTCAGTGGACACGTAAGGCTGGTATGCATGTTTGGCTATGCCCATGGATGCAACTACAACACGTAGGTATGTATGTGTTTGGTGGTTCTCTTGTAGACCTTGCACAAATTGGTGCTGCTGCTACGGCTGATCCTAGTCAGCTTAAGAAGCTAAAGAAGTAATTTTGAAAGGTAATATATTATGAAGTTTAGTGCAAAAACCCAAAAAGTGATCCGTAATTTTGGATCGATCAATAATGGCATTCAATTTAAGCAGGGCAACGTGCTTAAAACCATGTCAGAGTCAAGGAATGTAATGGCTAAGGCTACTCTGGACACAGAAGTCGAAGCCACATTCTGCATCCACGATCTATCGCAATTTCTACAAGCAATATCTATGTTTGCTGATCCTGAGTTGACCCCTACAGATTATTATTTGAATATCAAGAGCGGTCCCGCTACCTTCAGTGTACAATATGCTGATCCTAGCATGATCCTTATCCCACCAGAAAAGGATATTGCTCTACCTTCACGTGATGTAGAATTTACTCTTAAGAGTGAAGTTCTAGCTCAGCTTATGGTAGGACTTTCTATTGCTGGTACTTCACATATTTCCGTAGTAGGAGATGGTGAAAATATTTATCTAAAAACTGTGAATATCAAAGACTCAACAGCCACTGGATATAGTGTTGTAGTTGGTGAAACGACCAGTGAATTCAGCATGATTTTTATGGCTGAAAACATTAGGCTTCTACCAGGCGATTATGATGTTGCTATCTCTTCAAAGGGATTTGGGCATTTCTCTGGTGAAGACATTGAATACTGGATTACAATTGAGAAGGACAGCTTCTTCAAGTAGTAATCTGATTGTTTTGGTTTAAGAAATGTGCTAGAAGTATAGTCTGAATATACCTTTAGTACGTTTCTTAAACCTTTTTTTATTATGGAGAATTGATATGCTAGAAGAATTTCTCTGGGTTGAAAAACATCGCCCAAAAACTATTGACGAAACAATTCTTCCTGCTGAGTTGAAAGAAACATTTAAGGCATTTGTTGATCAGAAGAATATTCCAAACCTTCTGTTATCTGGTCCTGCTGGTTGTGGTAAGACCACGGTAGCACGTGCTATGCTTGAACAACTTGGTGTTGATTATATTGTTATCAACGGCTCATTGAACGGAAACATTGATACGCTACGCAATGAAATTATGAGGTTTGCTTCATCTATTTCTTTTACTGGTATGCGTAAGTATGTCATCCTTGACGAAGCCGATTACCTAAACCCCAACTCGACACAGCCAGCACTTCGTAACTTCATGGAAGAGTTTTCGAAGAACTGTGGTTTCATTCTGACGTGTAACTTCAAGAACCGCATCATTGGTCCTCTTGCCAATTCACGCTGTGTCAATATCGACTTCAAGATTCCAAGGAATGAACTTCCTGATCTTGCTAAGCAGATGATGAAGCGTTCATGTGCTATTCTTGAAGCTGAAGGTATTGAATATGATAGGGCTGTTATTGCTGAGTTGATTAAGAAGCACCATCCCGATTGGAGACGTGTTCTTAATGAATTGCAGCGTTACAGTGCTACAGGACGAATTGACAGTGGTATCCTTGCTAGCCTCAAGGAAACATCCGTCAAGACCCTTATCGGGTTCCTGAAGGACAAGGAATTCACTAATGCTCGTAAGTGGGTAGCAGAGAATTCTGATACTGATAGCGTTGCTGTTTTCCGTACATTGTATGATACTGCCAGCGATCATGTTGCAAAGAATTCTGTTCCACAGTTGGTCCTGATCCTCTCCAAGTACCAGTATCAGGCTGCGTTTGTTGCAGACCATGAAATCAATCTGATGGCATGTTTGACAGAGATGATGGTAGAGTTGGAATACCTATGAGCTTGTGGAAGCGTAAGAAATGTCCTTTATGTGAAAGTGTAATCAAGCCTAACCATAAGACAATGACATTTGAACTTGATACGGCTGAAGGTGTTTTAGAAATCCATGACGTATGTCCTAAATGCACATACGTCATGGAGCAATCTGCTAATATCCTTGAAAGAAACAATATGTTGGACGATGACGATGATAACGTATGAAGACGAACAGATTGTAAAAGACTTATTGATGTTGATGCGTGATAGACGTAAGCTTGACCGTAAAATTGATAATCTGCGTTTAAAAGTTGTAAAAAGATTTGATGAAGTTGATGGCTTGACTGACTATTTCTTTGAACAATCTAGAAGGATTTTAGATGAGTAACCCATTTGATTATGTAACTTCGATCACATACGGCAAGAATGATATGATGACAGGTTCTGAAAACGATGAGTTAGCAGAGGCTTCTTACAATTCATATCTCACCAATAAGTCATTATCATATTTCCCAGACACTTTATTTTATGCAAATGAAATGAACGTGATGAACCATGCAGATAAAAAGCTACAATACTCGTATCTACTAAATAGTGTCAGACCCAAAAAAAGATTTTCAAAATGGGTGAAGAAACTGGAAGATATTGATATTGAGGCAGTAAAAGAATATTACAAATATAATACAGCGAAAGCTGAAGCCGCCTTATCCGTACTTTCACCGCAACAAATAAATGAAATAAAAAGAAGATTGAATAAAGGTGGATAGACATGGGAAATATTATTGATACTCTTTTAGAGATACAGTTAGTCGAGGAAGATGATTTCCTAAAGGTCAGAGAAACACTTACTCGCATTGGTATCGCCTCACGTAAGGACAAGACATTATATCAGTCTTGCCATATCCTGCATAAGCAAGGCAAATTTTACATCGTTCATTTTAAAGAAATGTTTGCCATTGATGGTAAGCCAACTAACTTTTCTGATGAAGATAAGGGCCGTAGAAACACGATTGCTAATCTGTTACAGGATTGGGAATTGCTTAAGATTGTTGATAATGATCAAGCAGAAGAAGTTCGTGCGCCTATGAACCAGATTAAGATTCTATCGCACAAAGAAAAGAACGAATGGATATTGACACCAAAATATAATATTGGTAAGAAAAAGTAATAAAGGATTTTGTTATGGAAAATACTAAGCCAAAAGAAGCTAGGGGTGGAACCTTTGCTCCTGCTGACATGAACATTATCAAAGAGGCATTGGCATATTACGTTCATAGTTCTGGTTCTCTTACTATTGTTGAAGAACGTCAGATCACAAATCTTCTTCATAGATTAAATCGTATCGGTTAAAATAACACTTGACATTATGGTGAAGAACCGCTATAGTGTCTCAATGTCCCTATAGCTCAACTGGATAGAGTACGGGTCTTCTAAACCTGGTGTCGAGGTTCGAGTCCTCGTAGGGACGCCATTTTGAAAGAGAGATTATGAAACCTGTTCCGTGTATTGTTTGTGATAGAGTTCTTGAGGAAGCAATTCCTGATAGTACTAATCAGCCATATAAGGCTACCACTTTCATGACACGTGGACACTATGGATCAACCTTTTTTGATCCAATGAATGGTTCATATCTTGAGATTAACGTATGTGATGTTTGTCTCGAAAGAGCAAAGTCAGATCAAAAAATTGTACATTATTCTAATATAAAAGAGGTGAAATATTATGTTTGAAGAGTTTCTACCAAAAGTAGTCCCGTCTGTTATTTTTAAGACACGAGTTCGTGATTATTACAGCGTGGATGTTAATCCCTATCGTTGGGAAGACGTAAACACGTTTGATCTATTTGCAGGTAAGCGTGTAGTTCTATTCTCGCTGCCAGGCGCATTTACCCCAACATGCTCTACTATGCAGCTACCTAGCTTTGAAAAGAACGCATCTGAGTTCTA